CGATACTTTCCAAGTCAATGAGACTTCTTCTGAGACCCATTGGCATTGTAACAAAGCCTGACACATTCTCGCCAATGATCCATCGTGGCCGTATGTCTTCAATAATCCTAACCATTTCGTGCCAGAGATCTCTGTCGTCTTGGCTTCCCTTTTGAGCTCCTGCAACCGACCAAGGTTGACAGGGGAATCCTCCAACAACGATGTCTGCGTCTTTGTATTCTTTTCCATCAAAACTCCTTATATCACTATATATTGGTACATCGTGCCAATGTTTTCGCAAGACTTTTTGACAATACTCATCTCTTTCAACGAAAGCTATTGTTTCAAAGCCACCTACTATTTGTTCGGCAGCATAGCTAAATCCTCCTATGCCACTAAATAAATCTACTATTTTATACATTATCTCTTGCAGTAGTTGCCTCGTATTCACCTCTACTCATATCGCCATCAATGGTGCCAAGCCACTTTCTGCCACCACTTGTGCTAAAGGAATACTTAGCTAGTCTGCCCTCTTGTATTAACTCTCTAACAAGACCATCAATCATTCTTTGTGTGCAGTTGTTTAAAACCTTTGGTGCATCAGTATCAGCAGACATTCTTTGCAAAATAGCATCTGCACCGGACTGTTGTGTCATAGCTCTGCCCTCTCTTTCACAATCTGCAATCCAATTAAACAACGCAGTCTTTTTGATTTCTTTGTTTGAGCCGGTATGTAATCTTGATATATCTTCGCTTTTATCCACAAGTAATCCACTAAATTCATCTCTAATAAAGTGTCTTATATTTCTGTTAGCAGGCCCATTAGATTTAACGACTGCACCATCAAAGCATTTGTTTCTTTTATATTCTATGCCTAAATCTTGACATCTCCTACGCCCAGTTGCTTCGTCAACTTGCCATAATGCAAACGCACAACGAACACCATCAACTAATGCAGACGTGCCTCTAATCATATTTCTTGCTTGTTCCGGTGTGCTTACAACCAAATCTTCTTTAACTTTAGTCATATGATGACACATTATGACTGATGCACCAGTTTCAGTAGCTATTTGTGCTAACAAACCAGTTAAAGCCGCACCCGCCGCAGGATCAGAGTTTACATCTGCGTGTACAAATGAAGCCAAAGGATCAAATACTATAAGTTTTAAGTTCTTCATTTGAAGTATTTGTTCATATATTTTATCAAATTCATCACTTGTTCTGTAACCATCATGTGTTTCTTGCAGTATAGGAAAGACACCACCAACATTAGGCAAACTAACGATTCGCAACTCATGTTCATAACTTTGCCTATTGTTATCATAATCAAGTCTATCAATTCTTCTGTGCATCTCTGCTTCATCATCTTCAGCAGTAAATATAATTGAATTGCCAAACTCACTTATCATGCCACCAAAAGATTCTTGCATTGATTGACCACTTGACACTTTCATTGCTAAGTCCAATGTCATCATACCTTTACCACTGTCACCTGCAGCAGAAAATATAATAGGCACTGCTAAAGGCAACGTGTTAGCTATAAGAAACTTTTGCTCCGGTGCTTCTCCAACAAATCTATTGATTAACAAACTATCATCAAGAAGATTAATATTCTTTTTTATCTGCTTAATGTTAGTGTTGAGAAATTCATTGATATTAAATTGCTCTGCAATTGCATCTACCACATCCCATCTTTCAGGCTTACCTCTTGGTGGTGTCAATGTAGTAACTGATTTAACACTTGCGTTAAGAGCAAGTTCTTGCACTAGCTCTGCAACTTTACGACCAGCAGTATCATTATCTGGCCATATAATTAACTCTTTGTCATGTAACGGAGAGAAGTCAAATAGGTTTGCAGACTTTTTAGACAACATACCCGCACCACCCATTGTGCAAGTTGCAGTGTAACCAAGTTCATTAAGTGCATCTGCACATTTCTCCCCCTCAACCCATATGATTTTTTCTGAAGCTAATATGTTTGGTATGTTGTATAATGGACGAACATCAGGCATACGAGGATAATTACTGCCTCCAGTAAACTGTCTAAATTCTTTTTTTGGTTTGCCATGTGAATCTAATATAGGATTTCCGTGTTCATCTATATCATTGTATCTGCGTACTAAACAAAGTAATTCACCTTGAGCATTTAAATATCTATGTTCGCTATCAAAAGGCGTGTTTATGTTTATTTGTTTTGATTCAGGTTTGATAATAGAACTAATTGATTCAACTGGTTGTGGCGTACCTTCATCAAGATATGAGGCGAACAACTCTTTAACCTCCGGTAACTTCATGTTTCTACCTTCCATTAATATTTTAACTATGCCACCTACTCCGTCCGCACCATTAAAATCTTGTCCTTTCATAAAATATGGTGATCTAGGATTTATGTCTATTTTTAAAGACTTGCCTGCCTCACCACCAAGCGAGCCTATAGTAAATTGATCCCCCCTAATGACACCTTGTGGATACGTTTCTCTCAATAAATCAATTTGAACTTGTGATGGAACTTTTTGACTTATTAATTCAACTAATTCCTTAGAGTCCATACTGCGTTTACTGTTGCCAAATTTAATAATGTTCATTACCATCTCCTATGATGGCGGTACTTTGCTACCTTCTGTATCGCCATCACCCCTCCTCCCAACAAGTATCAGAGAACTGACAAAATCTACAATCAAACACATCTTTATTTTGTGCTATTCTTGGTAGCATTTCATTTTGTTTAGACGCTCTTAATATGTCAACTGCTCTATCACTAGCATACTGAGCCAACTCTTGATTAAAAGACACAAGTTGATAAAATATTTCACTTGTATTTTTATTTATAACTGTGAACAAACAAGGATTGTCTGTTAGTTCCATATAGGCTTGATATAACGCTACTTGTACTTCATATGTAGGATTTGCTTTTATGCCTTTAAATTTAAAATCTCTAAACTTTTTTTCGTTTGCAGATTTACATTCCCAAAGCATAGGATATTTAACATCAAGTGGGCCACCACAAATGACACCATCAATATGACCTTTTATCTCATCATCTGCTATTGAGAAACCAAACTGTTCGCCATTCTTATCTAAAGTTCTTAAATCAAATCCTGCGTTTCTAATCCACCCAGCCATACTATTCTCTAGCTCATGACCTAACTGAAATATTCTTAATGTTTGTGCATTAAACTCTTTGTTCTCATCAGGTTGTTGTCCTTGATAAATATACTGTATCTTTCTTGCACATTTATCCCCCAACATAGATCCACCTAAATACTTTCTTTTAGGTTCAGATTTGTTTTTATCTACAATAGTTTTATTAATTACCTGTTCAAAATGGTAATTCATCAACTCGTTGTTCTGAATCTTCTTGCTCGTGGACATATTTAAGAAGTAATCTATCGAGTTCTTGTTTGTTGTATTGTTCATCTTCTTCTACCTTCTTTGAGAATTGCATTATTGTAACTGTGGCTTTTATCTCTTCTTCAGTTAAATCACCAAGTCTTTTATCCCAACCAAACCTAGCAAACAGTCTAGTTAAGTTTTTTAATGAATTGTCTCCGATGCTGGGGTTATCCATCTACCTTCTCCTTGTTCTGAATATAGTGATCCATTTAATATTTCTGTGCCATCAAAAAACGCTCTAAAATGAATATGCAAAACTTCATTTTTATTTGTTTCTACAATTCTTTTAAATGTTTTGCCTAATTGATCTGCTAATTTTTCCGGATCACCATTTATTTTAAATGGCATAAACAATGATCCCTCTTTAACATTCTCTACGCCCACTTCATTTTCTTCTTGAATAATATATTTAACTTCCATTCTTGCCATCTTTTGCCTCTATTGCTAATGCCGCATATCCAATAATATCAATCATGTTGTCTTCAACTTTTGGATTTTGGCTGTTTCTAATTTGCTTAATACCAATCATTGCTCTGTAAACATCATGTATATCAAGCGGCTCCTTTAATTTTTTTCTTAATAATATGTTCCATATTTGAGCTATGTATGTATGCGTTTCTGTAGCATCACCATGCGATTTAGCACGAGGACCATTTATTATTAAATCTACTTTTTTCAAAGCTTCACTTCGCTGCACTATCACCTCCTTCGTAATAATTTAAAACTTTTGCATCAATTTCCTTTTTATTCCACAAATAATTTAACCAACAAGCCGCTTTATATTTGTTCCAACTAAAATCCATTGGTCTGATAAAACGCCCTAACATAGCTAAAGCATTTTTTTGTTTCACTGTAACGCCTTGATTTAGCCATCTTTTACCTTTTCTTGCACCATCGCTATCTTCTATGCCTCTTAGAAAGTCATCAGCAGACGCAATAGCTTGTTCCTTTGTTCCTACACTAACAATTCTTAAACGCCCTTTGTTACGCTTTACAATAGCGACAGATAGGTCATCTAAGTGTGCCACTAAACCAAAGCCATTAAATCCACTTGCCATCATACATCTTTTGTTTTCAAATAAATCAAGCCATCTAAATGGTGATCTGTCAATCAAGTCAACTTCTGTCATAGTAAATTCTTCAAGAATTTCTTTGTCTTGTGTGCCAAATTCATGACCACAAATAGGACACTCTCTTGATGACAATGGTATTTCAGACTGACACTCAGGACATACTTTCAGTGGTGTAGCACCGGAAGTGTTCGCTTGAGCTCCATCAAGATCCACGCCTTCATCCAATGAACCATGAGTAAGAACACTTGTGCCAAAGTCTAAAACGATACAATCCTTTTTAATTAAACCAGGGTGTTCTTCTTGATTAACTGTCCTAAGACCTCGACCAATCATCTGTACCATGGTTGATTTGTATGAACATGGTCTAGTAAGCACAATGCAACTAATAGGTGGTGCGTCAAAACCCTCTGTTAATACTGCAACATTAACCACAACCTGGACATCACCATGTTCTAAATCATGTAAAATTTGTTTTCTTTGTTCGCTTGGTGTATCACCAGTAACAATTTCTGTTCTGATATTTTTACGTCTAAACTCATCACAAACATCTTGTGCATGATTAACTGTGCTACAAAATATTACTGTTTTTCTTTCACCGGCTTTGTCTTGCCATTCATTAACAATCTTTTCATTGATTGCTCTCTTGTTCATGATCTTTTCAACTTCTGACATATCAAAGTCAGTTACAGTCTTACGGACATTCTCTAAATCTTTTTGCACACCAACATCAACAACAAATGTTTTTGGTGGCACCAAGAAACCCTCTCTTATGAGAGTGCTAATCTCAATCTGATGTGAGCAATTAGTAAAGACTTTTCTCAAGCCTTTTCTATCACCACGATTAGGTGTTGCAGTAAATCCAACAATCTCTACAGAATCGTTTGCTTGTCTAACCTTATCAATGATACGCATATAAGTATCTGCTACTGCGTGATGACTTTCATCAACCACAACTAAATCAAAGTGATTTATGTTATTTAAATTATTCTCTCTTGATAATGTTTGCACCATGCTAAAGATGGTGCTACCGGTCCAATCTTTTTCTGACCCATCAACAATGCTAGTTGTAATGTTGGGGTTTACCTTAGAAAACTTTGTTCTATTCTGTCTTACTAACTCATCTCTGTGTTGCAGAATAAGAACTTTGTTTCCTACTTTGTATCTTTTGCCTACCAACGCAGACAACATAATAGTTTTGCCTGCACCAGTGGGTGCAACCACAATTGTATTCTTATGTTTGTCTAAAGCAGTTGAAGCATCGTCTACTGCTACTTCTTGGTATGGTCTTAAAATCATGTTTGTGTTCCTAAAATGTTGGGTAGCTTTGCGGCATCGGTGCTACCCAAACCGACTCTAGCAGACGAGAAAGCAGTCCTGCCGCTAGAAACCTAGTAAATTACTTATTTTGTGCCCAAGGAGGAATCCCACCGGCATTTGGCGTTGGATTCGTGGTTTGAGCTTGTTGCACTGGCTGTTGCACTGGTGCTTGATTTGAAGAACCAATGTATTCTTTGCTGTTTAAAGCTAATGCAACTAACATTTTATTCTTATCAGCATAACCATTAGTGCCTTTTTCAATTGCAATCTTTACACAAAACTCTGCACCATCTAAAGCAGTAAGATCATTAACCTTTCTCCTACTAGCTGCTTCAGGTGATGTGTCGTTTGGATCAAGACCAAATGCACTATTGATAATATCTCTAAAAGTTCTTATACCTATTTCTTTACACCAAGGCATACCACTTTCAGGATTAATCTTGCCACCATCACACATGATATTTTGCCAAAACTTACGTTTGTCATACTTACCACCAACAATCGTAAATTCACATTCAAGGTATTTAGCACCACTACCACCAACCTTAAACATAGGTTGTGAAGAATAGTCTGCTATAACTTCACCGCCTCTTTTCATTGTTAGAATTGCCCTTGCAACAGTACCTGCAGGAATTAAATCAAACTCTTTGTTAGAGTCATTTGGAACATCATTAAAATCAATCATTACTTAGTCTCCTTATCGCTAGATTTGATTGTATTAGGATCAACAAAGTTTAAGTCCCCTTTGTCTGTTGATCTACCACTTATTTTTGTCAAAAGCTTACCAAGATGTGGCTCTTCAACAACTTCAAGTTGACCAGATCTATCTTTGGCTGGATAACCCCACTGGTTAAGTGTTTGACATACAAAGGCTCTGTATGGGCCATGTTCTTCACTTGGCATGACTGCCATAGTAATTACCTCATCAACTATTCCGGGAAGTTCACGACCAGTTTTTGAACCTTCAATTTGTAGCTCGTACATAGTTCTACCATACTCATCTACCTTTTCATCAAGAATACCAACAAAAATAACATTTTTGTCTCTTATGTGTTGTAAGTGAGTAAGCCAAGCCATCATCTCACGACCTTGCATACCATATACTGCTCTTGTATCAATCTTGCCAGTTCTGTCTGATTTATTGTCAGGGTGTCCATAGCAATACTGAAAACAAAGTCTACCGGCAACTGTTATACTATCAACAAAAATAGAATCATATTTCTTCAAGATAGTAAACGCATCACCATACATCTGTGAAACCTTTTCATACTCCACAACACTATATGGTTGTTCCGGTGATAAAGCTGGGTTAGGCCCACCAAGAAAACAAGCAAAATCTCTGCACTCTTCCCAAGTCTGTGGACGAATAACATCAATTGGCCATCTCTCAATGGCAGCATCGCCAGCCTCTAAATCCATAAATAAAGTAGTATCAGGATCAAGGGTACGGGCAAGAGTTGTCTTACCCACACCACTTTGACCACAGACTACAATTTTATGACCTCTTTTTTCTGCTAATCTTTCATCAGCTGATATAATTTTAAGAGCCATTGTTATCCTCCGTAATATCCACAGTTGTACCAGTAAGCTCTACTGTTCTGTGGTCTTGTAGTTTACCCTTAATACCAGGAGGTGCGTTGTTATATTTACGCTCATCAATAGCGTAAGTAATTCTAGCATAATGTCTTGCATCTTCTTGATCCATATTCATCAAAGCAGTGGCAAGACCCTCTTGATCCCAAGTTACTTTTTGTCGCATGGTAACTTTTACTTTATATCCCTGTTCATTAAGTGTAACAGTTCCATAATCTTTACCATCTTCGTTCAATTTGTTTCTTGCAGTGTTACCAAATCTTACTGCAAGATCATCATTAAGAACGCTTTGCTTATCCTTTAGCACTTGAATTTGTTGTTTAAGTTCTTCACGATACTTAAAAACATCATGCAAAGGCATATTTAAAAAATCTAAATCCATAAATAATCCTTTCTCAATAATAAAATAGACACTAGATACCTATAAAGTAGGCATACATATCCTATAAGTCAATAGCTTTTGTTATTTTTTTTTAAAAGAAAGATAAATATCTATGTTATGCACGGCTTTCATTAGCTTTTTTTTAAGCTTAAACTCTGATGTTAAAACGCCTTTTGCATCTTCAACAACTAATTTTGATAAACCATTTTCTTCTTCTAACAAATACCTAAAATCTGCAATATATTCACAAATCTTAACATCATTCACAGTCAAATCATAACGTATTTGTCTTTCAAGCTGAGTTACTATACCAGCTTTTTCCATTGATTTAAGTTGACCCCAACGCTCTGCTTCCCATTTACTATCAAATTTAAAACCCATAAATAAAGTTTTTTTTGCGAAATATTTGTTTGGTCTTCGGGTTTTTTTGGGTATAATTGGGTATTTATAAGTCATGGAGGTAGTATAATGGCAGACCCATCAAAGTTCAAGTCAATAGGAATAGACGTTTCAACTTACAATAAACTTAAAACTATTTGTAATAATGAGCGTAGAAACATACGTCAACAGATTGGATTAATGGTTGATAAAGAGTATGAAAAACAAGATTTAAATAGTAACGTCAAGACGTTAGGATTAGGTACTCTCG